ACTATGCCGCTGGCGTGATTGCTGACCTAGCAAACAAGTATGCCGATGGTCGTGTACTGATTGGTGGGGCTGGTGGCTATCAACCACTGACTCATACACCGAGAGTATGGGCCAATGTTGTCAAAGACATCTACGAGCAGACTCAAAAAGCAGAGTAAGTGATAGGATTGCGATGCGGGGAGGCTACAATCTCTCCTCGCATCGTGATTTGCACGATAAATGGGGTACACCCAGGTAAGGAGCAATAAGATGTTTGAATTTTGGAGCATCGTAGTAGTTGTAGTTGGCATCCCGTTGCTGGCATGGCTCTCTTGGGCCATCGATAACAGGTCTGAGTTCCTCGATAACGAGGATGAAGAAGAAATCAAGCCACTTTTGGGTGTAGTAGCACCTAAAACTAAAGAAAAAGAGGAAAAGTAATGCCGAATTGGTGGATTATCGTAAGAGATATCGTTTGGACTTCAATTTTTGCCATCTTAGCCGTCATTTTGACTGTTTTGGTTGCTTTTTTTGCTCCAACTAACCTTGGACTCATCATTGGGATGGGTTTTTCAGCAGTTTCACTCGCAATTCTCTCCTTACGGGGCTAATTGCACCTGGGTTGCCATTTTTTCTATGTAAACCATAAGATTTGGTAATTCCACCAGTAGCAAACACTACTTGCGTAGTTTTGTATACCGATATAACCTTTTATTAGGACAACTGACCCACTTGGGTCTCAATAACAGAAAGAAAAATGACACAATGAGTAGTATCAAAAAGGCAAATCAATCTTTGCCAATTGGAATCAAGGCGATGTTCACTTCGTTGACAGACTCTGCCGATAGAGACAACCTAATTCGCTCACTGAACTTGGTTGGATGGACACAGAGTAGCATTGCTCGTGCGATTGACTTGACTCGTGAGCGTGTAAGACAGATATGCGTTACACCGATGGAGGAAACTGGTAGGACAGACTTCACACTACCAATGCCACCACAGCACGAGGTAAAGGAGAAGCGTGAGTTCATCGAGCCTGACCCAGAAGCATTGGCTCGCTTGCTAGAACTACAGCCAATGGCTCAGCAGGTTCGCTCAAATGCTATGCGGTTTAGAGCAGAAGCAGAAGAGTACACAGCGTTGGTTGCTAAGTTGCATAACCAAGATGGCGTAACTCTATACCGATTGGCACTTCGATTGGGAGTAACTCACTCAGCACTAAGATTCAGACTGGCTCGCTATGGGTACAAGATATCTGAAAAGGGTGTTAGTAAGGTCTATGCTCCAATCAATCCAAAGAACAGAATTCGCTAATAGTGAAACCCCCAGCAAATGTTGGGGGTTTTGTTATGTTTGCGGTATAGTTAGTTTTATGAGTAATTTAGACAAAGTGACACAGAGAATGTACGAGAAGTATCACGGCCAATTGCCTTGGGAAACTCTCACCACCGAGCAGAAGTGTGCTTCGATGGCATCATCAATAACTAGAGTATTGACTGAACTTATAGAGGCAAGAGACTCAGGTGAACTTGTAGCAGCCCCGTTCAGAGGTGCTAATAAGGCAAAGATAGATGCTTTGATTATGCTATCTGCCGATGTAGCACAGCGTGGGCTTGAATGCATGCTGAGGAACAAAGTATAACCTAAGCCGTTTTACCTGGGTTGCCACTTCTTCCTTGCATTATAATGAAGTCATGGCTAAATCTATTATGGAAATCCTGGCTGAGTTGCCAGAAGACGAGCGTGCTCTTGCCCTCGCGGGTATGGACCCAGAAACTCTTCTATGGGATTGGTCAGTGTGGGGGAGACCAGAACAGCAAGCACCAGAAGGTGATTGGAATATCTGGATGTATCTCGCTGGTCGTGGTGCTGGTAAGACCCGTGCCGCTGCCGAGTGGGTGAGAGAACAAGCCAAGCACACTAACACGGGTCAAAGGCGTTTCGCTCTTGTTGCTCGTACTGCTGCCGATGTGCGAGATGTAATTGTTGAGGGTGAGTCTGGGATTATCAATGTCTCTCCCCCAAGTGAAAGACCATTGTATGAGCCATCAAAGAGAAGACTGACTTGGCCCAATGGTAATACTGCTACTTGCTTCACAGCCGATGAGCCTGACTCTCTTCGTGGTCCTCAGTTCACTCACGCTTGGGGAGATGAGGTAGCCGCTTGGAGGCAGACACCTGACGCAGCAGGTATGACTGCCTTTGACAACCTTCGTGTTGGTACTCGTCTTGGTGCTCAGCCTAAGATTATGATTACCACTACACCTAAGCGTGTACCGTTGCTCTACAAACTTATTGAAGAAGCAAAGGGTGGTCGTGTAGTAATCAGTCGAGGTTCTACATTAGATAACTCAGGGAACTTATCTGGTGCTTATCTAGATGCTATTACTGGAGTGTATGCGGGAACTCGTCTTGCTCAACAAGAACTTTATGGTGAGATGCTTGACAGCGTTGAAGGTGCTCTATGGACAGATGAGTTGATTGAAGCACATAGACAGAACGCCCTACCACTTGGCACACCACTTCGTTGTATTGGTGTAGACCCTAGCGTTGCCGAGAACCCAAGAGATGAATGTGGAATTGTTGTAGTCGCATCAACTGGCGAGAGAGATTTATATAAGAGACAGGCTTGGGTACTTGAAGATGCTTCAGTACATGGGTCGCCTGAAGTGTGGGCTAACCGAGTAGTTGCGATGGCTCGTAAGTGGGGTTGTCCAGTTATTGCTGAAGTAAACCAAGGTGGTGCTTTGGTTCGTAATGCTATCAATGCTATTGACCCAAACATCAAAGTACTTGAAGTACACAGCAAGTACGGTAAGCAACTTCGTGCTGAGCCAGTAGTACTTGGTTATGAACAAGGTCGTGTACATCACATTGGGTTCTTAGCCGAACTTGAATCACAGATGCTTAGTTGGATTCCAGGTGAAGGTAAATCTCCAGACAGAGTAGATGCTTTAGTCCACGCTCTTACCGCTCTAATGATTAAACCACCTGCTGGATTTGTTGGTGGCAAGTTGACTGCTAAGTCAATGAGTAGTCGTAGACTTCCAGATGCTAAGAGTAGTTTTTTTAGAGTTAGATAAAAGAAATCCCCCCGCCTAATGGCAGGGGGTTTTTCTTAGTTTCTCCAGTTCCAGAGTGCTACTTTATCTTCGTTGAGACCAAGTAGATAATCTACAAAGTGTCTATTACATAGCACTGCTTCTGAACGCTTTTCACGCATTACCGTGATTGCTTCCTCTGGTGAGTACCCATCACGGATAAGCACAAGTGCCATCACTATACCACTGCGGTTGAGACCTGCTTGGCATCTGATAAGCACACGCTTGCCAGACTTCCAATCCTTGTGAGCCATCTTTACAATGTCCACCAATTCAGTCTCAGGGTCAAAGTCGTTCATAGCACTGTCGTAGAAGCCTAGTCGTACTTCTTTTACAAACCAGCCAACTGGTTCAGCGTCTGCGTAGAGAGTGTAGACAGAATCAAACACTTCCTTGCTAATCTGCCGTGAGTTCGTTGGTGCGGAATAGTGCCACTCATCTGAAGCCCATCTGTCCAGAGTTCCACCTTGCCATAGGTTAGGCACGGTCTCTGTCCACAGTTCTCTAGGCATTACGGCGTGCCTAGGTCTCTCTAGTTCTTCTCTGCTTAGAGCCTTGATGCTTAAGCGTTCACTGTCATCTGTTATTCTTTCAGGAGATGTCATAAGTTATCAATCCTTTCGTCTTTATGTATTGATATAACTATTATCAGTCATCTATATCTATTTGTCAAGTCCTAATTGACTTGCGGTCAGATAATAAGTGTCCCTACTACTAATCTTACCGATTATTTGTCATCTTGTCAAGTCTGCCACGCATACGGATACTCGGTATGTACACGGGCATCGTGTCTTCGCAAGCAATCAAGTTCTTCAGCCCATCTAGCCTGTACTTACTTGCTTCTTATGCTTTTACTTTGCGATGAGCCCGTTAGGTCTCCCTAACAACCACATCTCATCTAATAGCCACATACATTCAGCCTCACTCATCAGCAATCAAGATGCGGTCAAGGCATTTAGCCAGTCCACTGCTATCTTGTCCGTTCGGCATAAGGTACAGCATTTTTCCATCCGTTGGCACGCCAAAAGGCACTCATCCCTCAAGCACAGCCTCTGTGTCAGTCAAACCAGCCCAACCCACCAGTCGACTGCCCAGAAGTGCTAGATAGATAGGCTAGATAGGCTGCTCAATAAGTGTTTGACAAGTCATCATGGGCTTAGATAAGTATCAAATAAGTCTAAGTAAGTGTTCACATGTGCTCAATAAGTATTAAATAAGTCTAAATAAGTATAAATAAGTCCAAAATAAGTGCCTGGAGGCCGCTTAGACGGCAAAAAAATCGGCATTTTTAGGCATTTTTAGGAAACAAATTCGAAGACCTCGAAAAACAAGCGTAGCCATCTCGCACGCCAAAGGCAAATATCGGTAATGTATCTTTTTTCTCCGTCAGTCATAAGTATTTATCGCATAAGGGCCGCTCCCGGAATTTTCTAAAAAATCGTTTCTAGTACAGATGCTAAAATAAATACATTATGAGTGAAGACAGAGAATACGCCCGTGAATACCCGCTCCCCCAAGACGAAGTTGAGTTGCTCACTACTCTTGGAAAGAAAGAACGCTACTACCGAGCCAAGCAACTATTTGACGCTGGCTGGACACTTCAATCCATAGGCAATGCGTTCAAACCTATACAGAAACGCTCGACGGTCCAATACTGGACATCACAAGCAAACCCCAAGTTCGACACCCATAAGAAGGTCCCATCCCCTTGGGGCGGTTTCGTCGACGCTCCTATGCCCAAACCAATCAGAGGCTATCAACTCAAGAAGCCAAAGTCTCCAGGCATCCCTAAGGATGTCCAAGAGCGTCTACGATATTTAGCCCCACTAGCCCGTTATTATAGAAGTGGTATGTCGTCGACATCCCTAAATGGATTAGCCAACTCAGAGATGAACGAGATAGTCCAAGACCTATACAATAAGAATGTCAAGATTGCTGAGATTGCCAAAGCAGCGGGCGTTACCAGTAGAGCAATTGCTCGCAGACTAGGAAAATAACAATGAAGATAATTTACGATGTTTTCCCAGCCCACTTGAGCGTCGCTCCAGCCGATTACTCGGAAGACGAGTTCTCTATAAAATCCAAGGGGAATCCAGATGGCGTTTTCTATAAAGATGTCACCCGTGTTGTGATTGTTGAAGACGAAAAAGGTTTTACCGTTTGGGTTGCCCAAGACTCCCCTACTGGACCACAAATTATCTTCCAAGAGCGTTTAGCAACTTTCCACAAATCAGATAAGCCAGAACTTGATTCTCACGCTAGGACCGTCAGCGGAAAGATACTAGCGTTTTCCAAAGACAATAACTGTGGATGTGGCTCTAGGCTCAGAAGTTGGAACCCATACCGAACTCTTCACTCAATAAAGGACACATTTTGAACATCACTAACTACATTGACCCACTAAGTTTCATAATCTTATGTTTGGCAACTTTTAGAATTACCAGATTGATAGTTTCAGACTTTATTTTTGAGTGGTTGAGAAACAGAATTTGGAAGAGATTTCCGCCGTCGACCACTTTTGGTTATCTGTTCACTTGCAACTGGTGTACAAGCATTTGGATAGCATCGGGTATCGTAATTTGCTATACAATAGTTCCTATGACAACCGTAGTCGTTGCGCTACCGTTTGCATTATCTGCGGTTGCTTCCATAATTTCCAAGCGTCTAGACGACTAACAGTAGGAGAATAACTTTGGGCGTTTTCAGGCGTGACAAGTCAGCGACACAGGCAACTCCATCAAGGGGTATCCGTGCGTCTGTCCCAATCACCAACAACCTACCTAGCAATTCTGTTTTCCTAAAGCCAGTACCTAACGCTGCTTCTTCCGTTGCCTACAACACACCTAGAGCGTTGACCGCTGCTGCTACTCAGTTGAAGATTGGTGACAGAAGCGAAGCCGAACAATTCAAAAACAGAAGAGCAGCAGCCTCGTCTGCTTGGCAACAAGAAGCGTGGGAATATTACGACGCAATTGGAGAAGTAAAGTATGCGTTCAACCTTGTTGCTTCTGTTGTTTCTCGTATTCGTCTTTATCCTGCTGTAGTTTCCAACCCTGCCGAATCTCCTAGCCCGATTAGGAATGTCGAAGCATTTGACCAGCGTCTAGTTGCCGCAGCAGAGCGTGCTTTAGGCAGACTTGATTCAGCATACGGAGGTCAAGCAGGTCTTCTTAGAGACGCAGCACTAAACCTACAAGTTACAGGTGAATGCTACCTAAGCCAAATCCCTATGCGACCTTCAGACGGTACTCCAGAGTCTTGGGATATCCGTTCCGTTGACGAAATCTCGGTCGATAGTCGTGGCAACATCGTTATTGCTCCTAGACGCGAATTGAAAACTGCTGGTGGCGGTTCTCAGAAGGGCGTTTACCTTTTGCCTAAGGGTGCGTTTATTGGTCGCATTTGGAAAGCACACCCACGCTTCTCGGAAGAAGCCGATTCATCGATGCGTGGAATTCTAGACCTTTGTTCTGAACTACTACTTCTAAACCGCACATTCCGTGCGACTGCGCGTTCCAGACTGAACGCTGGTGCGCTCTATCTACCTGATGGTCTATCGGTTGCTGCTAACCCAGACCCAGACTTCCCTTACTCAGACGCAGACGGTATCTATGAAGGTCCAACTCCAGAGGAACTAGAAGACGAGTTTGAAGACCAGTTGATGGATGCTATGACAACTCCTATCAAGGATGAAGACTCAGCATCTGCGGTTGTTCCACTTATTATTCGTGGTCCAGCAGAACTCGGCGACAAAATCAAGCAGTTCAAGTTCGAGCGTTCATTCGACCCGATGCTTGCTGCTCGTGCTGACCGCGTGCTTGAAAGAATTATGCAAGGTCTAGATGTACCTAAGGACATCGTTTCAGGTTTGGCAAATGTAAAGTATTCAAACGCACTTCAGATTGACGAGTCGCTATACAAGGCACACATTGAGCCTCTTATGCTTTTGATTGCCGATGCGTTGACAGTCGTCTACCTACGCCCTTACCTACTTGCTAACGGATTTACCGAGCCAGAAGTAGACCGCATTGTTGTTTGGTACGACCCATCACAGGTTGCTACTCGTAATGACCGTGCGGCAGATGCTGACATGGGATTCGACAAGATGGCAGTTTCGTTTGAGACTTGGCGTAGAGCACACGGTTTCTCTGAAGCAGAAGCACCGAGCCCAACTGAAGTTGCCTTGCGTCTGCTTGTTGAAAAGGGAATGATTACTCCAGAACTTACAGAAGCAATGCTTGGCGTTGTGGCCCCAGATGTTATGGAGAAGATTCGTGGAGCAGCACAAGCAGCACAACCGACTCCACCAGTTCCAGGTCTAGACCAAATGCTTCAAGGCGGAGAGGCACCAGCCACAGGTGAGCAAGCACCTGCCCCCGTAGAAGCACCACCTGGACTAGCAGAGCCTACAGAACCTGCACAACCTACTGAAGCACCAGCCGAAGAAGTACCAGCACCGATTACTCCTTCGGATGCTACGCCACCTGACCTAGCCGAACCTACACAGTAAGAAAGAAAAATGCATCAAAAATTAGCAGAACATCTAGCGGTGTGTTTAGCAGACACCGTGACTTACAAATTTATTGCTCACGGCTATCACTGGAATGTGAAAGGCCCTGAGTTTATTCAGTTCCACGATTTTTTTGCGACCCTGTATGAAGATGCCGAGTCAGCAATTGACCCGTTAGCGGAGAACATTCGCAAACTTGGGTATGACTCTCCGTTTACATTGGAAGATTTTTCTTCTCTTACCTGCGTTAGCGTAAATCCAGTTTCTGGAGACCCGCTAGAGATGTCTAAAAACCTCTACGAAGTAAATTGTCATCTAAAAGATTGTCTAACCAAAGCGTTTGAAATTGCTGACGCTTGTAATGAACAAGGAATTGCCGACTTCTTGGCAGGTCGTATTGACCTACATGCTAAGTGGATTTGGCAAATTGGTACCACTATTGGTGCCGACGCAACAGTTATCACCAGAATCGAGATTAAGTAATGAGCGAATACGAAGATTTTGACCCTACTGATGAGATAAATAGAATTATCCAAGGGGAAAACATTCAAGCACTTCCTTCTGTTTACGAACAGAAAGAGAAAATAAATGTTGTTACCGAAGGAACTGCTCTAGTAGCGTCAGCAAACAAGAGAACTCTACCTACTCGCAGAGTTGGAAGATTCGAGATGCTTGAGGTTCTAGAAAGAAGCCTCAGCAGAACAGTTCTAAATTTCAACAACCCATCTCAAAGAGCGTTTACCGCAATGAGAGAGTTATCAGACTTTGTAAATATGGCAACCACTGGAGCAACTCCAAAGATTGCTGGTGAACACAGAGACCTACTTCCAGTAGGACACCCTTTATCAAACAAAGAACACAACTTTTCTGAAGAAGAGTTGGCTCAGGCTCGTGCTGAGTGGATGTCGGCAGACCCTAGAATTGCCGAAGAGTTCCGCCCAATGGTCGCTACTGCTTTTGTCACACCAGAAGAGAGCGTAGAGCGTGAGTATCTAATAGCAAAGTTGGAAGCAACAGATGCTACCCAAGTGCCAAGGGATGTGATTCTCGGCTTGACGGCTGGAATCGACCCTTACGGTGGGGGGAACTCTTTTTTAGCACGAAGCGCTAGGGCTAGGGCCCAGCGCAGAGACAGAAAAGGTCGTTTTGCGTGGATGGGCGGAGGAGCCAAAGTATGGCTCGGCGAAGCATTTAACGCTGTATCTTCGCTCTTTAGATTTGCTGGTTATGATTCAAAAACCGACTCATTTGACCTAGAGGGTATAGCAGGTAGCCCGTACTTCGGAAAGATTGTCAGCGTTCCTGCCTCTAAGGTCGAAGCAATAAAGGCAATTCTTCCTGAAATTCCAGGACTTGCAAAACCTAAATCAAAAAGTGTTTCTAAAAACCTTATTGTTGACCCAGCATCTTTAGTCTTAAAAGACTCGCCTACTGGCTGGACAAAAGTTTCTAGCGAGAACGGTGTTGACACTTTCCGCTCAGCGGATGGTTGGATAGCAACTCGCTACCCTAACTCTGCTTCAGCACCAAACGAACCTAGCATTACTAGGGTTCGTGGTGCCAATGTCGATAAGAGCATAGACCCTGACCTACCTGTTTACCACATTGCTAAAGGCTCATCTGACGGAACAATTGTTGATAAGCCATTCGCTACAACTCAAAGTTGGGGAGACGCTCAAGCGTTGATTTCTCGCTATGACAAGAAAACTACCCCTAGCGGTAAAAAGAAAAAGACTGGTCCAATAGCAAAACAGAAATTTATAAAGGGTTGGAAGAAGGATGAAAAAGGATACATACCAGCCGAC